AATAAAAAGAATTTGGATGCTGGTTTGTATTCCAATTGTCCATACTCTATTCAACGTCGTCTCGTGTGTATCACAGTGAAGGCAAAACCCGAATTTCAACGTGTTCAAGATGGAATACCTTGTGGTGTTGATTCCGCATTAGTCCGGAAGCATTATACAGATGCTGAGGGAAATTATAATCCCCCAATGTTTGACGATATTTGGACTGTCACCATTGAACGTGCCGTAAAACCGGCTGAACTTGCAGTTGTAGCAGGATATAGACCTATTACATATAATGGCAAATTGATGGTCGATGTTTCCATGGCTGAGTGTATTCAATGGGCGATTGATGATTTTGATACTCATCGATTGAACCAAGAATCAATATTAGAAGGAATGAAGTTACGAGAAGTAGATCTTCAGATTTGCTCACATGAAAATTGTAAGCATTTGAAAGGAAATTGTCCTTATCATGTTGAACCTCAATTTGGTAGAGAAACTATGAAGTCGTTTTGGAAACTTTGGTATGCTTCGAGCAAATATAGAAAAGTTGATACTTTGTACGACCGTCTTGATAAAGATGCATCTAAGCTCCTGTATGAGCAAGGAATGGATTTTCTTGATAAATGGGATTGGATTAAAATTGTTCCAGCTCCTATATTAGATCATAAGAATGCTCCTAGCGTATTGAAATGGATGTATGCCGAGCGTCTTAAGAGCGATTATAGATCTGAAATGATGCGTGCATGTTTCACATTTATTATCATGATTTCATTTTGTTTTTATTCATTTTCAACTCAAACTGCTAAATATTGCACAGTTATTCTTTTCTTTGAAATAGTTTTTCGTTTGCGTAATTTAGTCGAACGCGTAGAAAAGAATTTGTATAAAGACCTTAAAAAGAGAAATATGGAAATTGCTCCAATGCTTAAACGGCATCGAGATAAATATGCTAAATATATTTGTGGAGTTTCAATTGGAATTGCTGCATTATATGGTTTGGCTAGAGCGTATCGTGCATATCGAGCTGAAGATCCTCATGGGTCTTTGGAACCCAAAACGAAGGAACAAGTGCAATCTAGAGATGGTGAAGTAAATGTTTGGACACAAGTTGTTCCACGCGATCTTCCAATCACTGATGTTTCTAAACGAATGTCAACCGAACAGTTGAGTAATGTTGTGAAGAAATGTTTAGTGTATGGATCCATTCACCTTGATGATGGAAATGCTATGGTAAATGGTCTTATGTTAAGCTCTAATGTTATGTTAGTTCCGGACCATTATTTTGAACAGTATGGTGATGTTTTGAATTGTACTTTTCGTAAACGCAATCCAGAAGCTAGTGGTGGCAAATTTGTGGCAAGACTTTGTAAGTCTGCCTCTCATTTCATTCCTGACTCAGATTTGAGAGTTTGTTATGTGCCAACCGGTGGATCATTTAATGATATTGTAAATTATTTTCCCATTGGTGATATGCCAGGTGTTCCTTTTGTTATGCATTGGCGACAGAAAGATGGAGAGATGATTGTAGCTCGGGGGATGACTTCCCCAGGTATTGTAACCACTCACAAGTCTTTCAAAGGTGGAATGTATAAGAATTTAACTATTAACACTTTCAATGGTTTGTGTGGTGCTCCACTTGTGTCTGACACAAATGGTAGTGTCATTCTCGGTGTCCACTTAGGTGGCGCTGCCGATACACCTCGTGGGTGTTATGGAAGCATTACACAACAACAATTGTTTACTGCTTTTGCTGAATTGCGACGCATCCAAGGCGTTGTACTTTCAGGAGGAGCCGGAAAATTCCGTACAACCGTTTTGGGAATTCAACTCTTGAAGGATGATCCTCTGCACAAGAAAAGTGCATTGAATTATCTTCCTTCTGATTCACAAATTGAGTATTATGGATCTTGTCCGGGACGAGCAGTGAGCAAATCTGATGTAAAAACTACACCCATTAGTGAACATATTATTGATGTTTGCGGTGTACCAAATATATACCGTGGACCTAAATTAAATCCTGATTGGTATGGCTGGCAAACATGTTTGTCGAATCTAGCTATTCCAGCACACCCATATTCACATGATTTGCTTTCGATCGCCGTCCAAGATTATAAGGAACCTTTAATTAAGGTTTTCCAAGATGATCTTTGGAATAACGCAAGACCGCTTACAGATCAAGAAAATTTGTGTGGTATCCCAGGAAAGAAATTTATGGATGCTATTAAGTTGAATACATCTGTTGGTTATCCTTTAACAGGACCTAAACGAAAGTTTGTCACTGAATTGGAACCAACTCCCGATAAACCAAACAACCGCGAACTCGACGTTGTCTTAATGGATGAAATTAAGAGGATTGAGGATTGCTATAGAGAAGGTAAGAGAGGTTACCCTATAGCTAAA